TAATTGCAAGGATCTCTTCTGATGCAGACTCAACATCAGGAAATCCCTTTTCTGCAGTAGTTTCAATATCAAGGGTAACTAACTTAATCTGACTGATATCAAACTTAATCTCATCCTCAGGATACTTTTCAGAAATATATTGATAGATGTATCGATCATTTCCATAGATAGCAAATCCATCTACTTCATCATACTTTTTATAAAACTCACGACAATCACGAACACTACCAGGTCGTATCTCTTCTACTTGTTCACCACTTAATGTTCTGTACTTAGTATCTTTCTTACTCTTCACAAATAGAGTAGGGAAAAACTCATCCCTATGCTCATACCTTCTTCCATTTTCAACTCCCCGAACGAGGAACTGATTACCAATTAATTGAACATTAGTATAGAAACGCATTACTTGGTTAAGTCCTCGTATTTTTCAATTAGTGTTGGAGTTGGATCTACAAGAGTTAAGATTTTATCAGAACTAATCATAAAGACATCTTCTCTTGTAACATCCATCATCCATGATTCTAACATGCCACCTTCCACTACAAGGAAAGGTTTAGTCAGTTTGCAATCTGGTTCTCCAGGAATTGATGCAGCAACTTCGTCAATCTGACTGATCAGAATCTGATTGTTCTGTAGTAGAATTGCTTTGATTGTTTTTTCCATTACTTACGATGTCCTCAACATACATTTCTTTTAGTTTAATAGTGGGTTCGACCATAGTCACAACCCAATCAGAAGGAATTGGAATATTATCTTCAGCAGAAAGAGGCATCCAAGGGAACAAAGATACTTCATATCCTGCTTTCCTTTTACGACCCTCACTTTGCCCATCAATTACGTTAGGATCACGCATCTTAATGATACAAGGTTTATTTAGATAATAGCCAACTATTCGTCGATCTTCTTCTTCACCATATGACATTTCTGTAACATCGGCAATCATGTCTTCACCAGACTTTAAAAGTAAAAGTTTAATTGTCATAATTAAATATTTTATCCATTATATTGTAGCAAGAAAAAAGAGGGGCGTCAACTGGATTTTGCCAGTTGCCCCTCTGCGGCGACGATATTCAGTTTTATTTATGGTGTGGTTAGGTATAGATTTGTGGGCGGACCATTAGGGTAGTGCGCTAGAGATGGGACCACCGATAAAAATAGTCATTACCATTCCAATCGTGAGAGTGGCGGCCGTAAGGTTCATAAGTCGTCCTCTGTAAGTACGTAAATATTTAGAAATTAATGTATCACTGTGATACACTTTTGTATCAACCACAGCAAAAATATGTTATTGTTCTATAACATTTCCAATAACCCAAGACCTCATACCAAATGGAGTATCACTAATCAATTCTTGAGTTAATTCCACAACTTCTTTTGGTACAACTAAACAGAATCCAATACCCATATTAAATACACTTCTCATTTCATCGTCAGAGATATTGCCAGCAAGTTGAATGGTCTCAAACATTTCTGGAACATCCCATGATCCATAGTCCACCTCAACTGTAAGACCTTGCGGAAGACACCTAGGAAGGTTCTCAGGGATTCCTCCACCAGTGATATGTGCCATACCAAGAATGGGAACTTCATCTAACAGGTACTGAATGAGACGGGCATAGATGGTGGTTGGTCTTAGCAACTCAGGCATCTCTTTATACTTAATATAATTTCTCCACAACATATCATTGACAAGAGTATATCCATTGCTATGAAGACCACTACTCTCAATACCAATGACTACATCACCAGGTCTGATGTTGCTACCATTAACAATATCATTCTTCTCCACAATACCAGTACAGAAACCAGCAAGGTCATAGTCATTTGCTCTAAAATGCTCGGCAGTTTCTCCACCAATGAGTTCCATCCCTGCAATTGTACATCCAACATTAATACCATACACAATGTCACTCACATTAGCATCTATTGATTTAGTAGAGACATAATCTAAAAAATATAATGGTTTAGCACCAGAACATATAACGTCATTGACGCACATAGCAACGAGATCCTGACCAATAGTGGTGTAGTCATTGGCAATCCTACAGATGTTAATTTTAGTTCCGACACCATCAGCACCAGATACTAGAACAGGTTTATCATATCCTGACGGAACCTCCATCATTCCACTGAAACCACCAATCTTAGGTGCCAGCACCTTTAGATACTCTACAAAGGAACGTCCTTTGATAATATCAACACCAGAAGTTTTGTAGTCCATTAATGAATTTCTCCTTTTGCAATTTGTTCACGACGTTTTAGTTTCCATACTATGTAATCCATCGTGGGGATACACATAGGATTCCAACCTACAAATGTTGTGGATTCCTTACTTGGAATCTTCCAACAGAGAGCATCGTCATTATCAAGATCTAATGATTTACGATACTCATCCTCACCAAGAAGAACAACTGCTCTCTCAGCAGCATTCAAACTCTTGAAACAATCAAAGCAGTTCTTTCTAATCTCATCAGGGATTTCGTGCTTCATGATTTAAATAATAAACTACAAACTAGATACAATCCCATTGCAGACCAGTATCCCAAAGTTGGCAATCCAAAAATACTTGGTATGACAGCATTCCATATCAACATAAGCATCAAAGGTAATACAAGGACAATTATACCTGCACCTATAAGACTTCGTGATGATTTTTTCATTGAATAGCAAGTGGTTGCAATCGGTCAAGGATCTCACGATAGGCAGGAACAATATCACCTTCATCGTTTCTGAATAGATCCTTATCAAATCTTTCATCACTGCCAATCTTCCATAGTCTCATACTATCAGGACTGATTTCATCTGCAAGTAACAACTCTCCATGAGCAGTGTATCCATACTCAACTTTAAAATCTACAAGATCAATACCCATGATGTAGAACATTTGACGAAGAAAATCATTGATACGAAGTGTCATCTCAATGAAAGGTTCTGGATCATATCCCATCAGACGCACACGGTCTGGTGTCAGTAGAGGGTCATGCTTACTATCATCCTTCAAGAAAAACTCAACAATCGGTTGTGGTAGTGGAGCACCTTCTACCAAAGTTGTTTCACGAACAATAGATCCAGCAGCACGGTTCCTACAGATAACTTCTAGTGGAACAATACTAACCTTCTTACAGATCATCTTGTTAGCACCAACCATATTAATATAATGAGTTGGGATAAGTTCTTTGGAAAGTTTCTCAAAGATAATAGATGAGATACTACAGCAGAGAGATCCTTTTCCTAAAGGATGGTCTTCCTTCTCTCCATTCCCTGCCGTTACCTTATCATGATACTCAATGATGACACGATCAGCATCGTCACCTTGATACACAGTTTTTACCTTTCCTTCGGTAATTACTTCCATAAAAAAAGAGGGTGTTTTATCACCCTCAGTATATCACATATGTCAATTAAAACCAAATTTTCTTTTGGTGATGCTCTGGTACAATCCTACCAAGAACAATATTTAACAACCCATCCTCAAATTCAACTGATCTAACTTCCGTATCATCTGCCAATGTCCAAGATCTGGTGAAAGATCGTTGAGCCATTCCTCTGTGGACATAAGTTGTTTCTGTTTCGGTATCCTCTTTTTGTCCTTCGACAAAGAGTTTTCCGTCCTGTGTGTAGACATTTACTTCTTTCTTTTTAAATCCTGCTAGTGCAAGTTCTAGTCTCGATTCTACGTTGCTGACCGTGACTAGATTGAATGGAGGATAATTCTTGGTTGTTTCGTGAAGAGCAAACAACCTATCGAAGTATTCATCCATTCCAATGCTATTCCTATTTATGCGTTCCATCAACGCAGGTAGGTCCGCAGCAGTATACCGTGCAAGGTTTCCCATGATTCTTAGCTCCTTTAAAAGCGAGTTTATGTTTTGTGGACCCCGAAGGCATCCGATATATTTATAACATAAAACGAAAAAAGGAGATGTAGTAAGAACCACATCTCCTTATAGGGGTTTCCGACTTTCGTAGAGACCGCACGAAAGGTCTCAGTCTTATTTATTGACTTTCTTCTTGAGGTTTAGTCTTCTTACCAATATTATACTTCTGTTCAAGAATCCAATCACTCTTATCTTTATACGCCAATACTTTAATTTGATTCAAAGGAGCAATATCTGCTACTGCATCTGGACTTACAACACTAATAAGACCCCAGTCAGCAAGAAGTTTTGCAATACGATTACGACGTTGAACATCATTCACCGTAAGATTTGCATGTTTCCCATCTAGGGCAAATAATTCTTTAAAGTGGACAATAAAATATCGTCCTTGCTTATGTAAAATATGACAAGACTGATAGAGTTTCTTCTCTTTACGAGATGCAACACCAATCCTTGTTAGTGTTTCTCTTACCTTCAGAAAATCGTCAGGTTCATTAAGAAGCACTTCCACCATTTGATCCTGAGACCATTGAACTGTAGGTTCCACAGTAGTCATTTCATTCCTCCAACATCAAGTCGTTGTTTAATAAAGTTAATCTGTTCGTTTGTCAGAATTTTCAGAGCCTGGGATGCCTTCTCATTACTATAACCATAGTATTGTTTGACACATTCTAAATCCTGGACTTTATCCTTTCGGAGCCAAGGAGAGAACCTCTTCCGTTTCCTCAGACTATTTAGATAAAACGAATATTGCATATCTTTATCAAGAAAGTTATACTTATTCATTTCATTTGCATACATCACACAGTCCATGTGACCAGATAAACAACGATTGATAATATAAGGAGGATATTCTTTAACGATATCTGGGTCGTCTTTAATAAGATTTTCCTTATTAAAGTTTACTGAGTTAAGCCAGTCCTTCAATTCCATAATTAAAAAGTAAAAGTTCCTTACGTTCCTTTTGTTCACGCATATATTCACCGACTGACCTCATAGTATAAGTCAAGTCAAATTCCCCAGTTTGCCAACCTTTAAATCTATCCTTTACTAACTGAGAAGAGTTATAGGATATGAGTTGAGGACCAA